TGCGTCTTGCGTAACCTTCTTTGAACAAAGATTAGTATTTGCAGCAACACTTAACAATCCGCAAACAATTTATTTTTCAAAGTCAGGTGATTATGAAAACATGGATGCAAACATTGGTGGTACTGTTGCAGATGATGATGCTATTGTTTATACGATTGCATCAAACCAAGTTAATGCAATAAGATTTCTTTCACCAACTAGAACTTTAATTATTGGAACTGCAGGAGGTGAATTTGCAGTTTATGGAGGTGGAGATAACGATGCAATCACACCAACAAATATTATTATTAAGAAACAATCAAACTATGGTGGAGCAAATGTAGATGCTGTACCAGTAGGTAATGCAACATTATTTCTACAAAGAGCTAAAAGAAAAATAAGAGAACTAGCATATAACTTTGATGTAGATGGTTATGTTGCACCTGATTTAACAATCCTTGCCGAACACATAACAAAAGGTGGTGTTACACAAATGGCGTATCAAGAAGAACCATTATCTATTGTGTATGCAGTAAGAGAAGATGGTGAGTTAGTTGCAGTTACATATCAAAGAGATCAACAAGTTGTTGCTTGGCATAGACATATCTTTGGTGGTTCTTTTGGAACTGGTAATGCAGTTTGTGAAAGTGTTGCAGTTATTCCTACAGATTTAGATGAATATGAAGTTTATGTAATTGTAAAAAGAACAATCAATGGCGCAACTAAAAGATATGTAGAAGTTATTAATACATTTGATTTTACAGAAACAGATAATACTTCATTTAATTATTTAGATAGCCAGTTAAACTACGATGGTGTTTCAACAACACTCAATGGCGATATTTCAAACTCAGCAACTACAATCACATTGACAGATGCTAGTTCTTTTAACAGTTCAGGTAAAATAAAAATAGGTAAAGAGATTATAGCTTACACAGGTAAATCAACAAATGATCTTACAGGATGCACAAGAGGTCAAAACTTAACTACTGCAGCAGCACACACATCAGGCGCAACAGTAGATCAAGTTGTCGAAACATTATCAGGTCTAACTCACCTTGAAGGACAAACAGTTTCTATATTAGCTGATGGCGCAACGCACCCAACGAAAACTGTCAGTTCAGGTGCAATAAGTTTAGATAGAGCTGCTAAAAAAGTAAAAGTTGGTTTAGCTTATACTTCATTACTTCAAACAATGAGAATAGATGCTGGTTCACAGAATGGAACATCGCAAGGTAAAACAAAAAGAATATATGAAATAACTATTAGATTGTTTGAAACTGTAGGTGTTGAAGTAGGACCAGACTTAAATAACATGGAAAGAATACCTTTCAGATCATCTGCCAATCCAATGAACGAAGGTATTGCACCATTCACAGGTGATAAAGAAGTTGAATTTAGAGGAAACTACGATACAGATGGTTTTATAGTGGTAAGGCAAACACAACCTTTACCTTTAACTGTTTTATCGGTATACCCAAGGTTAGTAACAAATGATGGATAACATACTACATATAGTGCCATATACTGCACAACATGGACAATTTATTTTATCTCAACAAATGAACCATAAAGTATTAGAAGCAGACAGACATTATATTAATGTTGATGGTGATGCCAAAAACTTAGAACAAGATCATTTAGCATTTACTGGTTTAGCAGATAACAAACCTATCTTTGCTGCAGGTATGAAAATGATTTGGGGTCAAGTAGCAGAAGGTTGGGTCATAGCAACAAGCGATATGTGGAAGTATCCATTAGGTGTAGCAAGAGCAATCAAAAAAGATTTTGCAAGAGTTGCTAAAGAAAATAATATTGTAAGAGTTCAAACTGCAATCAGAAAAGATTTTAAACAAGGTCAAAGATTTGCAGAGTGGTTAGGTTTGGAGAACGAAGGTTTAATGAGAAAGTTTGGTTTTGATGGAACAGACCAATACAGATATGCGAGGATATTCTAATGGGAGCAGCAACACCATTTGTAGTGGGTGCTATAGGTTTAGCACAATATCAGCAACAAGGTGCTATTGGTAGATATAATCAAGATATTGCAAATCGTAACGCTTTAGTAAAAGAACAAGAAGCAGAAATTTTAGATAACAAATTAAATTTAGAATTAGCGCAATTTGATAAAAGTTTTAAAAAATTACAAGGAAGTCAAAAAGTAAGAACTTTAAAATCAGGAGCAGAGTTTTCTGGAACTGCTAGAAATATAGCATTATCAAATTTATATGAAGCTGAAATAGAAAAAGACATAAGAAGATATAATACAGAAATCGGAAAAGCTAGAAAATTTGAAGAAGCAAACTTTGCTAGAATATCAGGTGAGGTTGCTAGACAACAATCAAAACTTGCACAATTAGGAACACTTACAACTGTTGGAACAAGTTTATTAACTATGGGTAATTATAATGCCTAAGATACCTACGTTTGAATCTCAATCTACTATTACTCCTCAAGGTACAGGTGTTCAAACTAATTTACAAATTCCTTTATCACAAACTATTGGTACTGCTTTACAACCTGTATCTGATTTTATTCAAAAAGAATATATTAATGAAAAAAAATTAGAAGAAAATAATAAAGTAGATAAATTAATAGCTGATTCTTACAAAGATAATGAAAATGGACCACAAGGATTTTTAAGTATATCTAGTGAAACAGGAAAAAATGGCAATCCATCTGATGCTGCTAACATTTATGACCAAGGTGTAGATAAATTATATAATTTTATGTCATCTACTAAAGGTCAAAACTTATCTCGTTTTGGAAAACAAATTTTTAAATCTAAATTTTATGCTTCTGCATCACAGTTAAAATCTAATGCTTTACTTGAATCAAGAAAAAAACAATTCAAAGAATCATCTGATATTGATAATGATTTTATTGCACAAAAAACTATAGCTCTTTCCGCATTACCTAATGGTTCAGGATTAGATCAATTATATGAATCTATAGATCAAAGATTAGATTCTAATCCATACTATAATGAACAACCACAATTAAAAAAAGATGTTAAATTAAAATATCAACAATTTGGTGCAACAGCTGTTGCTAATAGAATGTTATTAACTGAACCTTCTTTATTAAAAAAACAATTATTAGAGGGTAAATATAACTCATTAGAATCATCAGATATAATTGAACTTTCACAAAAAGCAGACATTGCTATTAAAGATCAAAAGTTTTCTACATTAACTAATGCTATATCTTTAGTTGGTATAGGTGATGTTCCACCAAATGCCTTAAAACAAATAACTCAAGAAACTATTAATGGTAATTTTGCAGGTGATGAAAACTTACAAAATATTTATAATTCATTAACAGATATAGAAAAAAAAGAGTTTAGAACTTTTGCTACTAAAAAAGCTAGAGAAAAAAGAAATGAATTATTATTTGAAGTTCAAGCAGCAGACGCTGCTGTAAAACTTACAACAGCAGAAAATTTTAATAAAGCTCTTGAAAATGCAGATATTAAAACAGGAATGGATCAAAATGTTATTCAAGAAGTTTTTAAAAATAATTCAGAAGCACTTACACAAATGACAGACTTGAACACTAAAATTATATCTAATGCTGAACAAAAAATAACTGTACCTTCAAACTTTGATTCTAATAATGCTATATCATTATTGATAAGCACAGATCGTATAAATAATATAGGTGATAGATTTGTATTACCGGGAGAAACACAACCTAAATCTATTATAGAAAGATATGGCGAAGAAACTGATCTTGATGACTTAAAATATTACTCAGATATACTAAAACAACAAAACGAAAATCCAAAACAATTTAAAAAAAATTTTGCACCATTTCATAGTTTTATAGATGAAACTAAAAATTTAATTAGCACAGAAGTTATTAAGATACTTGATCCTAAAAGTTACAATAATGATCTTAAAAGATTTAGAGATGATATGTATTTATTATATATAAAAGGTATTAGTGAAGGAAGATCACCATTAGAATTATTAGATTATAAAAATAGAAATTTTATTGGTAAAGATTTTATACAATATCAATCAGATAAGAATAAAATATTTAAAAATATGATGGATAATATTGAAAAAGAAGAAGTTGATGAATCTATAAAAAGATTACCAAATGAAACTCCTTCAGAATATTTAAAAAGAATAAGTCAATAAAAATGGCAGATTTACAAACACAAGTTCAACAACTTGAAAAAGGTGGTTTTAGTCAAGTTGAAATAGATAATTGGAAAAAAGAAAAAGTAGAACAATTAAAACAAGGTGGTTTCACTGGTGAAGAGATAGCAAAAGATTTTGGTTTTGAACCTGTTGATACAAAAGCAATAGAGAAAATTTATGAAGAAGATATAGGTTATTCAAGGATTTTAGACTATGATGAGATAGAAACTATACAAAAAGAAAATCCAAATGACTCATCTTTATTAGAAGCTGCTGTAGGTAAAAAATTAGATAATGTTACAGAAAGAATAAAAGCTGGTTGGAATACAGGAGTTATAGATTTAATACAAGAGGCTCATGGAATACCAAACATTGATGGCACAAAAGAAGATGGTAGATATTTTAATGTTGATTTTCAAGACACAGGTTTTCTTGAAAGAAATTTAACAAACGCTTCAAGGATTGTAAAAGATTTACCTTTGTATTTAACTACAGGTGGTTTAAGTTTATTTGCTACTCGTTCACCTAACGCTAGTATTTTTACTTCTGGTTTAGCTGTTGGTTCAATCAGAGAAACTTACATGACTATGAGAGAAAAAGGTCAAGTTGCAAATTGGAATAATTTTTGGGAAATATTTAGAAACGAAGGAATAAAAGCAGGATTAAAAGAAGGTGTGCAACTTACTGCTGCTGCTAAACTTGGTGGATTAAGTAATAAATTTTTACCACAACTAATAGGAAGAGTTGCAGGTTTTGAAGGATCAGGAGCAATCATAGAAAGAGAATTACCAAGTAAAGATCAACTAATAGATTCTGTAATTTTATTTGGTGCATTTGGTTTAGGAGAAAGAGGAGCTAAAAAAATTCCTAACATTATTAAAAAAACTAATCGTGATGCAGTTGATTTAGCTGCGGATTATAAATTAGATAAATCTGTCAAGCAAGATTTAGCAAGTAAAAATTTAGAAATACCGAGAGCTATTAAAAGAACAGTAGAAGATATAACTGGTAAAAAAATAAAACTTGATGAAAAATTTTTAGAGGGTCTTGATTTTAAAGATTCAGTTAAATTAATATTATCTAAAACTAAATTTGAAAAACCAAAAGAAAAACAAAATGTTAAAGATACTTTAACAAGATTATTTATAGACAGATTACATCCTGTTTTAAGAATGGTTAGAAGAGTTGAAGATACTAAAAATACTAGAGGTCAATTAAATGTTTACGAACAATTTAGAATATTAGTTGGTATGACTAATAGAGCTGGTACTTTTATTGATAGAGCAACTCAAACAGTACGATTAGAAAATAAAGGTAAATCTTTAAAACAAGTATTAGAACCATTAAAATTTGAAGGTAATAAAAAATTAAATGAAAAAGGTTTGAAAAAACAATATGCAGAACTTAATGCTTACCTTATTTCAAGAAGAGTTTTAGAATATCAAAAAAGAGGTTTTGAACATGGTTTTGATTTACAAGCTGCTAAAGACACAGTTTCTACATTAAAAAATAAATACGATTCTATCGCAAAAGAAATTGACAAGTATCAAAGAGATTTACTTGAATACGCTAGAGATTTAAAATTAATAGATAAACAAGCGTTTGACGCAATGGTTGAAGCTAATAAAAGTTATATACCTTTTAATAGAGTTATGGAAAGTGTTGCAGGAGAAAAACCATCTCCTTATGGTGGTGTATCAAATCCATTTAAAAGAGTTAAAGGTGGACAACAACCTGTGTTTGATCCTATTGAAACTATATATTCTAATACTTTCAAAATTGTAAAACTTGCTGAAAGAAATAATG